GCATTTACGAAGTCGTACGTGAAGGAGAACCGGTGCGATGAATCCCGTGCCTACGCCGAAGAGATTGAATTCACCCGTAATTACACGGTGCCCCTAGTTCAACTTGACCCCAAGAAAGTTATGCTCGTCATTGCGCATGATGGTAATACATTTGATAAGGGTAAATTACGTACGCCTGGTAATAACTTTATTAAACCTACCGGACTGAAACTGAATACATTTGTTCGCAACGGAACTATACGAGATTTTTATAAAGCGCTCAAACTCTAGTCTCGTGTCTAAGTAGGAATGGCATCACTCTTTGAAAATATGCCCGGTGCGGCAGCCAATGCGGCTGCTAATGCTGTAACTAGCGTAAAAAAACTAGCACCTGGCGGCACGGGTAACATAATTCTTTATGTATTACTAGGACTGGTGTTGGTTCTCATTTATCTGTTACTCTCTGGTCATAAATTCTCGCTCAAAATGTTTGATATTCGCCCAAAGAGATATAAGGCACTTGACCACGCTCATATATTTTGGAAAAACGGTATGGGGGGCGCGAGCAATCTACGTCTTACAGAGGACGATAATCTTCCCGTAGACGCAGATACTAAGTACACCTATCATTTTGATTTATTACTCTCAAATACACGTAATGTTTCAAATATAGAGGGACCATACCGTCATATCTTTCACCGTGGCAGTGATGAATTGTATAGTGATACGACTGGGGTCGCTGTCGTAAGCGCCGGCGCTTCGCAATTACCACCATATGGACTACCACGTCGTCTCAATCCCGGTATATTTTTAGACCCTAACACCAACGATATTCTTGTATTTGTAGATACAAAATCAAAGAGTGGTGAAGTTTTTCGTGAATCCGGTCGTATTTCTGATGTGCCCGTGGACAAGCCGCTACGCCTCACTGTGAGTGTCCATAACAAGGTGCTTGAAATAGACCTCAACTGTAAATTGGAACTGACAAAGGTGCTTGCTGGAGAGCCGCGCGCCGTTGAAAATGTAGTATACGGTCTATGTGGACCCGCAGTTGCGAATGCGTCTATTCAGAATCTATATGTCTGGCCCTATGCGCTTGATAATGGACTCCTGGTTGATTTCTGCCCAATCTCATTTCCACCGTTCTTACCACCTGCGAGCACCTGCGATACGCCCAAAGACCCCGCTCTTAAGGCGTCCGCGCCAAGTGATAATTCCTTACAAAACATGTACAATAATGCTAAGTCGTTGCTCTAAAACCTACTTACACTATAAGAGGAATGAATCCCCGATTTATATTTCTTATAGTAGTTCTGTTGATAATTGCGGTGGCTATCGTATATATATTATACTTTATGCCTAAATCAGACGAAACTACAGTGCTCGGTCCTTTTGTTCTAGACGGAATCAAGTCCGAACATCAACGTGGCTCTACACTCAAATCGGTACTTACAACCGCACAACTGTCTAAATCGCTGAAAAGCAACTTTACTGTCAGTTTCTTCATCTACATGGACAAGTTGAATATGGAGCGTATTCCATTTGCGGGTCCCGAAGGTGACTATCGGTTCAAGCCGCTTGTCAAACTCATCGGTGTCGGTGATTTTGTACTTGATCCTGTACATCAAAAAGCACTTGTACGTCTAACACCGCTTGTGCCAACGATGATGAACGGGCAATTTACACCACCGCCCTATGCGGAGATTGACCACGTAATGAATTCCCGATGGAACCAGATTACTATCGCTGTAGAGGGGCGTTCTATTGATTTGTATTTGAATGCGCACCATGCTACATCACTTATACTTGAAAATCTAACCTGGACCAATCCTACCGGTATGCTTCTTGAGACCGCTCCGGATTTCTGGGGTCAAGCCGGTATGATACAAGCCTGGCCACGCCGACTCACAGAGAAAGAGATATGGGAAAATTACAAGCACGTTACCGATTTACGAGGTAAGCCAAATATCCCGGACGCACAACCTACATTCAAGAGCATCTGGCACGAACTATACAAATTAATGTGTCATGCCGGCTTCTGCCCTAATAAGGGCAAGCAGTCCAAGGGCGGGAACAACGGATTGGAATATGTGGATTACGAATACGCCTGAAGATTTTTAACAATATAGTTTAGAAGAAGTATGAACGCAGCAAGACAGTTCTATGCGCAAAACTCGCAGCTAGTACAGAATGTAGTCTATTTACTAGTTCTAGCCGTGGTCTGCTACCTTGTATACACTTACTTGACAGCCGGCTCCGAGCTTGAGCGCTACGTCATCCAGGTGAATATGACAAGTGGAGTCTACGGAGTACCTGGTAACTCATCCAATAGTCTAGTCCCCCAGGGCTCAACCGCGGCGACGACTACAAAGTACTGTATCAACTACGATGATAGCCAGAAGCCCGACCCGAACTTCATCCCTAACCCTCTAGTTCGTATTGTAGAAGGCGCCGACTTCACAATCAGCTGGTGGATGTACATTAGCACTTGGGACGCCAACCAGTCCGGTGTCATCAAGCCGGTCATTACCGTCACTGACCATTTGGTCAGCAACGCAACGAGCGGCTCACCCGCCTACTTAATGGTAGCGTTCCTCTACCCAACCACAAATATGCTCGGCGTTCGCTTCCATACACGCGGTATCTCCTCTAGCGAACTCACATGGCAGTCCAACTTCGCCTCAAATGCGACAACCCCTTCCACCGCCCTACAGACATTTGGTAATATGACGACAACACCTGTATGCGATATTAATGATATTGACATGCAGCGCTGGATCAACTTCACATGTGTTGTCAGCGGTCGTGTACTTGATGTATACTACGACGGTAAGCTCAACCGTTCTTGCGTACTTCCGGGTCCTGTTGTTGGCTCACCATCAGGCAGTGGTAACCAGTATGTCAATACATCCATTGCGGGCGGTTTCAATGGCTTCCTCAACGGCGTATTCTTCTCTGGCGCAGCACTTACCCCGGACCGCATCTATGGTCTCTACCAGGCGGGTCCTCAGGGTACTACAAGCGTTGTACGCGCCCTTTTTAATATGATAGGCATCAAACTCAGTTACCACGGCGGCGGAAACTGGTCGCAGTACCTGTAAACCAATATTTATCAATTCTCCATTTATAAAACCAATTATAAATAGAGGAAATGGAATCTGTGTCCGGATTTTTATCAGGTGACGGCTTAATTCCCCAACTTGCTATCGTTATTCTTACGATGATTGGATTACAGGTGGTAATGGGGATGGTCGAACAAGTCAATGCGTTTCTAACAAAGTTGGATCGTCAGGCGGTTGTTCTCTTTGACAATAGTACAGCTACATCGGTAAGCATCCCGCAGGGATTGAATACCGGTTTCCCAATCCTATACAACAGTCGTGATGAGCAGCAGGGCTCTGCCTTCTCATACTCTATGTTCATTTTCATCCACCCCGATACATTTGAACAGCAGGGCTCAACCACGGACTCGTGTGGAAATACTTCTGGACCCGGCTCGGCAAAGGGCAATGCTCCTGTCAAACTCAAGCATATCTTCCACAAGGGCAGTGATGTCGGTTTCCCGAATCTCGCCCCCGCCGTCTTTGTTGAGAGTGCTGCCAACAATCTCCGCATCTATATGAATACAATCAACAGCTGGGATAACTATGTAACAGTATCAAATGTACCTGTCGGCAAGTGGTTCCACCTTGTCATCCTGCTCAAGGGAACCAACCTAGACGTCTATGTCAATGGTAACATTTCCGTCCGTATGAAGTTGACAACCGTTCCCCGCCTCAACTCTGGCGGCATCTATGTAATGAAAAATATGTACTTCCCAGACCAGACCGGCTACGACCCTACACTCTTCTCTGACTACACAGTTGTAGGACCCATGAAGGGAATGGTGTCTCGCCTCAAGTACTTTGCCTATGCCCTCAACTACTCGCATATTGATGCCCTCTACCGTGAGCGCGCGAACGTTCAGACGGTTGTGGCGCCATCAACGGACCCCAATGCCAACCAGCCCCCCTACTTCTGGGACGACTGGTGGGTCAATAAGTACTAAACCCCGTGGTTTAGAGTTTTTATATGAATTCGTATAGCGAACTCGTATAAAAATTGTGCGAGGGCTTAAAGACCCCAGGGGTCTTAAAGACCTTTTAGCGAGCAAACTTGAGACCACCCAAACCGCTGCTAATCTCTAAGAAATTCAGCGTCTCCACAAACGTATAGAGATTGTATGTATAACCGGCAAGATAGGGGATTGGCGCAACATCTACATCCATCTCCAAACGGTCAATGCGACTTGTATTGAGTGTACCCGTTGGCTGCTGGACCGACGATCCATTCAATGAAAAACTATACGCATTCACCGGCCACATCTCATACTGAGTCGCCTCTCCCAACGCTTGAACTGCTGTAGAACCACCATTCATATAACGGAATGGTACATACTTCTTGAAGTAATCGTTATCCTGGCTATCAAACAAAGCATTACCGTTGGCAGTAATAAATACGTTGAGCAAAATATCCCGCTGAATACCCGCAAGATTAATACCTGATCGTCCAATCGGCGCATTAATAGCACCTGGATAGGGAGTAGGGGAGAAATATGGTAAAATACTCAGAGAAGAGGCGTTTGTACATACCGAATTGGGGTATGCCCAATAGGGTGTCGGCGTCACAAATGGACGATTTGCGCCTAGGGTGTACATCCAATTTGTCAAATTGATATTCTGATTACGATATTGGAGAGCGTCATTACGACGGGCAAAATACACTAATCGCGTTGCGACATTATGTACATCCAGTCTATACGTATTTCTAGTTGTTATACCATAAAACGTGAACCATTGAACTTGACGGACATTGTAGCGGAGAGTCCTACTTGTAAACATTAGACGGACATCATCTTGTAGAAACGTATACGTCGCCTCTAGAGTTGCGTTGAGCGGCCAACCATCTAACAACGGTACGGCGCCACTGATATCCGTCAGGAAATACTTCATAGACCCGCTTAAATCGGTACTTCCGCCATATAAATCTGTCATACTGAGCGGAATATTTCCATAGTACTTTTGATTCCAAATCTGTGTATATAAATCGGTTGAGGTACCATTTGATAAATAGTTGGGACTCAAGGTCTGAACTCCAGGACGTACCCTGGCTCCTGACAAATCAAGAATTGTATATAAGTCACGAATAGGGCGTAATTGAATAGTCACCTCTGAATCGTGGTACTGGAGGGCAACGAGCGGCAGCGCATTCTCTGGGAAATCGCTAAACCATAGACCCAGAGGAATACGTAGAATACGACCAGGAATGGATGCCGAATTGTTTTGTGTCGGCACCGGATTTGTCGAAGTGCCTCGCCAGCTAATAACATTTGGATATCCCTGTCCTGGCGGAACTGTCGGATCCGCATATACACCGGCGGCAGGATCAAAGCATTCTGGTACATCACCCACCATCACGCGCCATTTGTTATATGTATCACTATCGTAATCTAGGGTAGCACGGGCGGAAATCCAATCACTATTAAACTGCTGCATAATCTGACCACCAATCGTAAACGTAATGGTATCAATCATGCGAACACCGATTTGACGGACCCACGCAAATTCGTAGGCACGATCGACCGTCATTTCCTGGTTTCCATTTGCGTCTAGGATTGGATTTCCGTTTTTATCTACTGCGGGTCTCAAATATGCCTTACTAAAAATATCGGGTAACTCTAATCGCAGTACTAAATCGCTCAGAAGGTCACCTTGGCGGGGGATTTTCGCTTTGAGTAGAATCGGCGCATCGGTGAGCAGGAGATTCGGACCGTCCAACGTAATCTGAATCGGCTCCTGGGAAAAGTGCGTATAACGCTCAAACGACTTATAGAAATACGTCGTCTGTGGGTTTCCATTGAGAATAATATTCTCATTTCCATAGCAAACTAATGACAGTAAGCCGCCCGGCATATCTACTGGGGTAAGGATAATTCGTAAGCACTAAAAGACGCACACTAACTTAGAGGATTATGTCGGCGAATCTCATCGCTAGCAGCAATAATATAGGATATACTCCT